TTTTTAGTTAGGTGGAAATACAATGAGTGAAGAAAAAATAGTAAGTGATAAGAACAGCCTGTTTGCAACAATTGCAACTGAATGCCATACGATAAAGGTAAGCCCTGATTCGGATGAAGTGCTAAAAGTGTGGATTAAAGAACCCACTTGGCTACAAGTCGAGCAAGCACTATCTAGTGTCATGCAAATGACTGATGGTGGAGAAATGAATCTTGACTTGAATAAGATGTACAAGTTCATGTGTACAGAGTTCGTAGAGAAAACAGAACCCGTACTTACTAGTTTAGAATTACTCAGACTAAGCCCTTATGTTGGGGCGCAGTTGAAAGAAATCCTCCCAAACCCATTCTTTGATTTGCAGGAGGAGGATACAAAAAAAGCAATCTAATTGTTAGAGCCTTACACGGAAGAGAGGTAGACTCTTCTCTAGGTTTTAGAATTATATTGTATTCATATTGTAGAGCGTTTTCTATAAGCCCTGCCGAGGCTATGCATACGCCTATTAAATTGATGACTGAAATGTTACAAATACATTCAGAAGTAGAAAAATTAAAACATAAAGAAATGGAAAAGGAGGTACAAAAGCATGACAGACCAAGTAGACCAACTTTCTGACCTTAGCCGAGCATTTGATAGGGCTAATGATTCTATAACAAGAACAGGTCAATCATTCGGTGAACTTGCTAAGAGTAGTCAAAAGTGGAATATTATCAGCCGTATTCTTTCCGGTACTGGAATGTGGAGATTACAAAATCAGATTCGTGCGGTTGGTAATATCATTAACGTTTATCATACTGCACAAGAAGAAGCAATGAAAGCAACATTGAAAGCAGTAGATGCAAATATGAAATTAGCAGAATCATTTGAAGAGATAGAAAAAGCACTCAGTATGAGTGATAAAGACAAAAGAAAACACCCTCTTGCAGTTATGTTTTCTAAAGCAGGTTTAGATGGTCTTGCAGAGTTTAATAATATGTATAATAAGGCTAAAGAAAGAATCTTAGAGGCTCAAGGTGGTCTAGCAGCAGGACTTAGACCTAATCCTGCTATGCAATTTCTTATGGGTCAGAGTTCTACACAAGGGTATTTGTCTGAAACATTGGGTATAAATAAGATAAAGGAAAAATATAATCAGTTTAATCCTAAGATAGCAGGGTCTAGTTTTGACCCGTTTTTACAAAGAGCAGACGAGACAGGAAGAGTTATGTCTTTCAAACAAGCAATGGGAAAAATGATTAATCCACAAGGATTATCTAAAGGTGCGTTTACAGGAAAACTTCTTACGGGGTTAGCAAAATTACCTTTCCGAGCAATAGGAGCAGTATTCAAAGGATTAAGCATGGTAATAAAATCTGTTGCTAGATTTTTTCTAGTTGGTGCAGTATTTGTAGGTAAGGCTTTGTTATTCTTTTTAGCAGTATCAACAGGAATTGCACTTTTAATATTCATAATAAAAAAGATGGATTTAGTCGGTGTTTTTAGAAGAATTGAAGAACAGATGGGTGGATTTAAACTATTATTTAGTGGATTTGTAGATTTATTCAAAGGATTCTTTAAAATGTTTCAAGGAGCATTTAGAGGTGAGGGAGGAATGTTACTTGAAGGATTCTTACAAATGGGTAAAGGCATTGTTAAGATATTAGGTGGATTATTAATAGTTGCTTTCCAAACAATACTAACATTAATCGGAGGAGTATTAAATGGGTTCATTAAACTACTTAACAAAGTTCCGTTTGTTAATATCCCAACATTTGCTGACGGCGGAGTAAGTGGTGGAGGACTAGCGATAGTAGGAGAACGTGGGCCTGAACTAGTTAGACTACCTTCAGGAGCAAGAGTACACTCTAATGCTGAAAGTAGAAGAATGTCAGGAGCAGGGGGCGGTACAATACATGTTCATGTTAATGGAAGAGTTGGTGCTTCTGATGCGGAGATACGAGATATAGCAAATAAGGTTGCTAGAGAGATTAATCTAAAGATGAATAGAACGGCACATACTACGGGGAGATTGTGATGGTTGACCCAAATTACAGAGTCTTCTTAGAACTACAAAGAAGGAATGAGTTTGGTAGTGGACAAGAAAATAGAATCTCTTTACTCGCTAGTGACTTAACAGTATCAACAAGTAAAACAGTAATGAATCTAGGAGTACCATTCTCAGGAGCAGTAAGAGGTGAGTCTCTTAATTTGGCTATGGATATTGGTATGGCTCAAAAGACTGTTAGTGTAACAGGAATATTAGTTGACCAAACTATCACTAAAAAGAAAACAGAAGATGGGGAATCAAAGGCAAGAAGATTTACTTCTTTTGAATTAGCACAGTTAATTCATTCTTATGTTGATGCTAGTACATTTCAAGATGACCAAAACATAAACAAGATTGTTATATTAATTCCAAGTAGAGTTAATCATGATTTTGAATATCATGAAAATACTAATGAAAATACTGATTTGAATGATTGTAAGTTAATACCTTGGTCATGGAAAAACAGAGAATATGATAATGATTTTACTGCTGCCGTTGGCGGAGGTAAAGCATATTTTACTCCATACAATTCTACTGATACAGATTCTGCTACTCTAGGAATTACAGGATTTATTCGTTCATTTTCAACAACAGTTTCAGGACAGGAGTTTCCATCTGTACAATTCCAATTGGAGTTTGAGGAAGCAAAGGTGATAGCGGATAACTTCTTAGATTGAGGGATTAGAAATGGTTAACGCATATGTAGGTAGTCCATACAAACTAGTCTTTCCTCTTCTGTCAAGCGGCTATCTAAATCTAGATTATGACATATCTGTTACTCAAGTAGAACCATCAAGCGATAATGTTGGTACTCCTACTGCTAATACTATTTCTGATGTAAGAAATAGAAACCCTTGGGATAATACAGGGGCATTTACTATTGAATGTATTATTACGCCATATGACGTAAATGGTTCTGCTAGACATGGAAACGCTGAGTTCGGGGTATTAGATTCTACTAAAACTCCTCCATATCCGAGTGATTCGCTTAGTAGTAGAGCAAGTACATATGAAAGTACTAGTATATTAGGAACGTCTTCTACTACAAAATATACTAGTTCTCCAAATAAGTTAATGATATTTCATAATACTAATGTACAATTATATTTAGAAAATACTACTGATAATAGTTATAATCAACCCGCCGAATATAAAATAGTAGCCAAGTTCAAATCAACAAATGGAACTTTTCAAACCTTAGAAACGGATACAGTGATTAAAGCAGAGAATAAACTAACAGGTTATTATGACCCTTATGGGTATTATGTAGGCAATACTACTTCTCTAACTAAATTGGATACTGCTACTGGTAATGGTACAGCCTCTACTTTAACATTAGGAACTGCTAGTAATATCAATCTAGTTGGCAAAGGAACAGAGTTGTTTAATAGTTCAGGAGTTTCTATCGGTAAAGTAGTCGGTACAAATATTTTGTCGGGTAGTGGTGCAGGAGTAATAACAATGGATAAAGCCCAAAGTAGCACTACTGTTTATTACTCCCAATTGAAGGAAGCATTATATTTAGACCAAATGTATAAGATATCTTTTACTTATCTAAAACATGCCGCAGAAATATATCTTGATAATTCATTACAAGTATCAACACAACATTTAGAGTCTAATGTAACATTACATCCTAGTGATTGTAAAATAGGAAAAGGGTCTTCTGCTAGTGAACAGTTTTATGGTGAAATATATGAAATAGCAATGCATAGTGGTAATGCTCCAAATCTATCTACAACCAAAACACTTTCTCCAAGTTATAGTAACATATTGTTTTATTACAGGTTTGGTGAGTAAATGGGTGCGGCAAACACTACAACTGGTAGGATGTTTTATCCCATTAATGTAGGTAAAAAAGATACTGACATAACTAGTGATTATGATGATAAAAGAAATGAGTTTGTTAGTAGTGATGCTTTTTCAGATGTTTCAGTTAATCCTCAATTTAAAGCAACTCAAATAGGATATGAAAACTCAACAACAGGTCTTAGTTGGGTTGATTCTGCTAACTTTATTGAAATACGAAATGCTCCTCATAGTGGTGGTGTATCAAACGATGATGCTAGTTTAATTGTGAATCGGATATATCCAACTAATACTTCATTAAGCACTTATGCTAAAAACAGAGATGAAACTAATTCGTATAAAATAAAAGTATATGATTCAAATAGCAATGATACTAGTGTAAATAATAGTAAGTTCAAATATGATACTTCTAATTATCCTTCGGGTGGTGTAATAGGTTTAGATATTGATAACTATGATTATTTTATTCTAATCAATCCCGACCTCACAGGAAATAAAGATTCTCATAGTACTTCATTAGTAAGTACTTTAGACACTGAAAGTAGGAATAACATTAGACCACACTTTGCTAGAATAACTAGAATAACATCGTTTGATGAGTTTGGTGATGGATTAGAGTTTGAGCCTAAATACCCAACAGCAGTTCCTATTAATTCTAATTTTGAAATATACAAAGGAACGGCTAAAACAGATACATCAGTTGTTGCAGTCAGTTATGGCTTAAGAGGAGATTCAGACTTAGCCACTGATAAGTATGATGTTACAGTAAGAGCCATTAGACCACTATTTTATTTCTATAATGATAGGTTAGATGAAGATAATCAATTAGATTTTTGTGAGAAGTATAATGTTACATCTGAGAGATGGTGGGCTTATGGAACAGAATTAAATGTTGATATTTATTCTGCTCACACCCAATATGCCAATACTACTTCTCAGACATTTCATTTAACAAATGGTAATACTGACCTAAATAAATTAATTGAAGGACAATCTATTTTTGATTCTAATAATAATTATATTGGTAATATTAAAGAAAAGACAGGAACAGCAGGACAATTTAAAATTGATTATTCTAGAATTAGTTTAAGTTCTTTTACCGCAGGTTCGAATGCTGTACTGTCAATAGCATCAACTTCACAATCAGGTAGTTTAACAGGAGGTTCTGGAACTAACACCTATTCCTCGACAGGAGGAGATGGAAATGGTGCTACATTTAATATTACAGTAGCATATGATTCAGGATTAGGCGTACATTCTTTTACTAGTATTGCTATTGCTAATGGAGGTACTGGGTATAGTTCAGGCAACGCACTTTCAGTGGCTGTACACGGAGCAACATTCACCGTAAATGTTGGTACAGTAGGTACAAGTGGAGAAAAAATAAAAATCGGTAAGACTATACAAAATGTAGTATTTAGAACTGAATCAAAGTTTTCTAACACAATACCGAGTTTGGGAAGAAGCAAAATACTCGCAACATTAGTAGATGCTCATAAGACTACTGATAGCAATACTAGTAATTCTTCTTTTGATGCAACAAAATGGGATAGTGCCTTTGTTAAAATGAAAAGACAGGCAAACGATTTACTTACACCTACTGCTAACAGTATTGATGGTGGTTTAACTGGGCCAAATAGATACATTACTTTTGAAAAGGCAGAATACAAGAACAATAAAATTGAGCCTATACGAAGTAAGTCATTGAATAGTCCTAAAAACAAGTTGACTAAAATGGCTCATATTACTCTTATGGATAATAGTGGACTTCAACATCTAAAAATTAGAGAAGGAGATGTGTTAAAACTAAGAAATAATCTATTTAATGGTAAGTTCACTAAAAAGAAGATAGAAGGATATCTAAATAAGACATCATATAATGCTCTTACATTATATGATATCCCAACAGAAATAGATTTACACCATATGCTATCAGTAAACGATATTATTGAGGTAGGAGATTATCATTTTGTTGTGCATAGTATTACCAACAAGTCTTCTGATAATGCTCAAACTATTACAATTAAAGATTACAAGTTAACTAGTGCTTCATCTTGGGTTGGTTCAGACAACCTAAATACACCTGACCCTGATATAGAAATACTAGGTAAAACCATGTTTGTAATGCCCTATTCAGGAGTTCTTAATTTTGAGTTTGAATCAGATACAGTTGCTAAGATAACTACCGGAGGAGTATTTCAGACTTTAACTATGGATAATGTAGCGGTGCAAAGAACTGATAGTAGAATGCATCTATCTACTATGACACCACTAAAGTATAATAGTCATGCATTAGAGATAGATTATGCTGATAAGAATAATAAATATGCTAAATTAAAGAATCCTAATAAGACGTTATATCAAAAATCAACAGTTTCTGCTGATATTCCATATTACTATAATGGTTCTTATTCTATTACAGATGAAGTCTTTAGTGGTGAAGTAGAAGATATTGATATTAAAACAGAAAGTGGATTTACAAGTTTTAAGATATCAGGTAGAGATGATAGTTCTAAGTTATTAGGAGATACAATAAATAAAACATTAACACAATTTAGTGATGTAATTAAAACTTCTTTACCACCTATACTAACAACTGATACTATAACAAATGTTGCTACTGTTACTATTAGTGGTAAGACAGTCACTATTGTTCATAGTAGTGGTAATACATTTACACCTTCTGATGCATTAGATAAATATTCGTTATTGTTTAATAATACTGGTGACTTGATAGGAGAAGTTAAGGAAGTAACTGGTACAACAACTAAAACAGTAACATTATTTGACCAAGCATTAACTACTACTGAAAATGACACACTTAAAACATACAATCCATATGGTTCAAATCAGACTAATTCCATAACAGGGGCTAAAGCCTTACAAAGTAACCCCACTGATAGTGTTGGGTTTGGTGATTTTACTTCTATTAGTGAAAAGGGACTATCTTTCAAATCAGGATTAGATATTGATTATTCTACTGATTTTAGTTATACTACATTACAACTATCTTCTAACGATGATTCTACAAAAACAGGAAATACTCTTGGATATGATATATCTTCCCCTAAATCAATATCAACTGAAGACTCAATCTTTACATTTACAATAGGAAATGAAAACGGTGTGGATGTTACTAAGAGTGATATTATGTCAGTTAACTCTGAAATGTTTGATGTAGTTAGAATTACTGAGCAACACTCTGCTTCAACAGTATTAGAAATTGCTCCTTTATTCCCAATGGTATTAGGTCGAGTAGAGATAAATGGCCTTGATGACAGAGGCAATACTAACTTGTATTTGGTTAATAATAACATAGAATCGGGTGGTTTTATTCATAGGCTCAAAGATAGTTTTGAGGTTGGGGGAAATATAACCCCTTCTGAAACCATTAGATATTGGGATTTGCAGACTGTAAAGGAAGGAGGTTTAACAAGAACTCATGATAGTATCTATAATGTAGGTAAAAAACCTCAAGCAATACAAGGATATGCAGTAGGATATGGTGTCAAAGCAGATGGTACTCTTACTACATTATCTGATACGCCAACAAATGAGCCTAAACTTGGTAGTAATACATTAGATGGTTGGTTAGGAATAGATACATATTATGGTAATAATATCCCATTACCTCGTTCTGCTCCTATTAATGAAAAAATATGGGATGGTTCAGGTGAGCAAAATAATGCTTTTACATCTATAAATGGAAACAAACCGTTTGAAGTTGATATTCTATATTCAGCATTTGAACAAATAGACCCTAGAACAGTACCATATGAATTATTAGCAACAGGAGATATTTATCCTTCATCTAAATTAAGACACAACAGTATGTTTGCTCATTCAAAACCATATTCAACCTTTGGTATAATATACGAAAGTGAAGCATCCAAAAGCAGGAATAAAACTTCGCATCAACTATATGATGGTGTAACTGCACAATCATTAAAAAGAGATATTAATTTTGAAACTGGGGTTATCAAAGGGAGTGGTAAAAATACTGCTGAAATGAAAAGATGGGGAATAATACGATTAGTTGAGGCTACATTTGATTGGCACTTTAACCCAATTGATTTTGAATCTTTGAATCATTCTACTAAAATACCTTCACTCCCATATTTTAATTATTATATGTTTAGCAGACCAAGTGTTCAATCTTTCAATATGTCACAAATAGGCAATGAGATAGGAACAAAGGAAGGTGATATGTATTACAGTAAATCAATTTTAGACTTGAGTCCTGCTGATAGACCAAGTGGAGATAAAACTGCTAATGGAGATTTTATATTAAAGGCAAATGAGTTTGCAGGTCTAGCAGGTGTTAAAGTTCAAGATGGTTCGAATGTAAAATTAAGTGGTACATATGACGGTAATACTTTATCATTTAGTACAGTAGTGAAGTTTGAAGGTACTACTAATGCTAATTATGCAAATGGTTCTGTTATGGGAGTTGAAAGGTTTAGATTATTTTCTTCTCCTGATTACACTTTAGACAATGTATCAACTGTAATAGGAGAAAATACAACAACTGATTACTTTTTAGATAGACAAAAAGGATTTAGAAATATTAGATTTCATACTGCATGGCTACTACGCCCTCCTGTTACAACTACATTTGTTAATAGTGCAAACAGCGATACAGTAGAAGCAAGATTCTCGCATCAATTATTGAAAAGAAACTCTAACACTTATAATCCTATGAATATTATTTTACCAATAATTGCTGAAAATAAAACACATAGAGTAAATAGCAGTGCAGATTTAAAGAACATGAGACATGCGCCTTTCCTTTCATTAGATGGTTGGGCCGATACCGATACTTCGAGTCTAACTTCCTCTAGCCCCTTAGTTCGTCTTCATATGTCTAGAGTTATTTCAGCAATGGTTTCAAAATCGTTCAATGCAGGAGATGTTAAACAGCCGGATGATTACACCACACTAGGATTAGGAGCAACTCATGTTTATGATAATTGTATTGGTGTATTCAAAGATTGGATTCCTTCAGTAGATAATGAACGTAATAATAGGGTTGATATATCCTTATCTAGTTCACCTCTAAGTCTTGCCCCTAAAGCAACCTTTAGTAATTATAGTTTAAGTTCCGGTGTTTACGGGCAGACTAATCAAGAACAACATAGTCAGACTTCTAGACTTTGGAAATATGTTAATAATGATGTGGTTAGAGAAACATACGATTCTAGTAGTTTTATTGGCCCATTAGAATATCCAACTAATGCAGAAACAACATATCACACTCAACTTTTAGGAACTAAAAGCAAAACATACCCACTTTCAGAATTATCAGGAGATTTTCTTCAAGACTCTACTGCTTACAGGGAAGATAATCATATTACTCATGTTGTAAATGACTCTAGTACAAATAACAGAGGGTTGATGTTTTGTCCTCAAATGATTGTTAAACCAACATTTGATTTGAGTGCTAAAGCATTACAAAGTTCTGTTGAACATGGTGACTATCCTGATGGTGTAATTTATTCGAATAGTAATAAAACAATAACTTTTGTTTTAGGTGACAACTTAACTCACGCTAATAAACCACATACTTGGTTATCGTTTATGCCTGACTTAACAGGATATTATATTGTATCGGAAGACTTAGTAGATGGTAGTTCGATAAAAACTGCAACTCATCACGGTATTCCTAAGTTTATTGCTAAAATAACCTTACACGATGTTACCCTTGCAAGTCCAACAGGTACAATTGCATGGGAAAAACACGAATTGACTTTTGATACTGCAATTGACACAACAAATAATGGTACTAAATATAGACTAATGAAAATAGCAGAAAGAACTTTTGATGAAACTCCTGATAAAATAGAGTTTAATGTAATGAATGATACTGGAATTAAATATGATACCTTTGCTGATAATTTTATAACAGGTAAAAGTAGTAATAAATTAGCAAATGCTAGTGGGGAAAATAAATATTACCAAGAAGGAGTTTACTCAATGTATCTAAGATTAGATATTGATAGTACTGTTGTAATAGATAATCCATTTATTGAATGTAGAACTACTACAAGTGCTATTAGAAATGATATAGGATTATTCTCAGAAGGTGATATAATTACCACGCATGTTACTGATGGTAATAATAAACAACAAGTAGATTTTACAGTATCGCTTACAAGACCAAAGAAAACAAGTAAAGCAACTGAGCCATGTTTAGTCTTGACCTATGACGGTAAACTAACAGGCAATGGGGTGGTATCTTGTGGTGAAATATTTGATGTTACAATAGGTAAGAAACCTAAATTACAAAATGTAAAAAGATGCTACATTGGAACTACATATGATATTGGTTCTAATATTGATACTGAATTAGCAAACATAGTAAAAAATGCAGGATTGGAATATGATGAAACAAAGAGTACTTCTGTATTTACCACTAACATAGTAAATAGTAATGGAACAAATACAGTTGTCTGTTTAGAAAGTGTAGTTGGTTTAGATGATGGAGATGTAATATACACTCAAGAAGGACATTTAATCGGTAAGATACTATCAATAAATAACCAAACAATAACCTTCGCTTCCGGTGGAAAATACTATTCTCCTCCTCAATATTCTGCTATCATAAAATACAACAAAAAAACATTCGTTACTAATTTGACATTTAATAATACAGATTTGTATGGGGCAATTAATTCCTTGACTAATAAGAAAGGTTTGGACTATAAAATAAAAGGAAAGAAAATAATATTTAGAGACTCTGATGATAAAACGGGTCTGAAAATAAAACAGATTAAGTTTGAGAATCTAGCAGGAATAGAACCAATACAAAATAACACTTCTCTCTTTGATAAAGTAAGTAAAGTAGTTGTTAATGGAGACGGTGTTTCCCATACAATGGTTAGTAATAAGATTGGTAATACAAAAACACTAACAGTAAATGATTCCACTATTAAAACACAAGAAGAAGCAATGATAGAAGCAAGTAAAAAACTACAACTTCACAGTGGAGAAGCAAGAAAGATAACATTACAAATTAACAAAGAAGGATTTGAATTATTAGAAGCAGGTGATATAGTAGTACTAGACTTCCCAACTTATAACATACCTTATGGTGAATATGTAATATTTGAAATAGAAAACGTACTAGGTATGATACTAACAATGACAGTTGGTACATATAGTAAAGGCATTGCAGAAAGATTATCAGAAATTACTGAAGCGAGTAGAAATGATACTTCACACTTACTAACAGTTGACTCTGTTTCGGCAACAAGTAGCAATTCAATATTCGATAACTTGAAGTTAAGAGTTTCTTCCATAGAGTATAAGGTAGTGGGGGAGACACTGAATGCTAACATGGGTTTCGATGATGTGTTTGGTTTCAGTGAAACAGTTGGGTTTGAAACAACCTCTACTGGAATAAGTGCGATAAAGAAGGAATACAAGAATAGATTTTACGATTAAGGAGATATAATATGATACCAGTAAACGGATTATTAGATGTAGCAGACTACATTGTAGCACAATATACTAAAGTAAAAATAGGAACAGGTGGTTCTCCTACTTCTTTTTCTGATTTAAAATTAGACTCTTTTGTAGCAGAGAAGACAGTAGTTCCTTCTGTTAATAGAGCAAGTGGAACTATGTCTTGGGTTGCTGAGTTTACTGGTTCTGAAATAGGTAATGAAGGTGTAGCAGAACTAGGAATATTCAAGGCTTCAGACGATACACTATTGAGCCGAGTTACCTTCACGAATACAGGAGTGTTGGCTTCGGCTGATACTTTGACCTTTACTATTGAAATGGAGATGACTTGATGAGTGGTAGAACAAACCCTAATTTCATTAGTAAATTAAACACTAATCCTAATGCTAGAATAATAGATGGCACTGATAATATACACAGTGGAATTATTAATGCTCTTAACGTTGCTAGTGGTGGTAATAGAGTAGTTAGAGGGTTTGATGTAACTCTAGGAAATGCAGGTATTTACACTTCTTACACTTTAAGTGGGTCTGATAATTTCTTTCTTAGAGATGGCATACTCACTCAAATGCAAAGTGGAACTGTTAGTCAATCTGTAAATATGCAGAGTGCTAGTAATAATACATATGCTGTATTAGTTATTGAAGCAGTTTATACTAGTGGTTTAATTACAGGTAATCAACTAGCAATAAGAAACAATACTAATGGAAATATGGTTGCTCCTTTGAATGCAGATGATATTCCTATTGCAGTAATAGAAATCGCAGGAGGTAGTGCGCCGGATGCTGTTGATAGAAGAGTTCAGTTCTTAGGCTATGAACAAACAAATCAAGGGATTAGTATAATAGATAACAATATTGAAACTCTTAGAATTAATAAAGAAGGAACTATTACTAAAACAGTATCAGGTACAGAGACAACAATAACTATTCCTTCTACAACAGGAACATTAGCACTAACCTCACAGATACCAACTGCCGCTTCTACTAGATTTAATGTTGATGCAGCAGGTGATTCAAATGTATTTACAGATGCAGACCATGCTAAACTGAATGCGATTGAGGCTAGTGCAAACAACTACTCTCTCCCTACTGCCGCCGCTAATACTCTTGGTGGAATAAAAGTAGGAAGCAATCTAAGTATTGATGGTAGTGGTGTCTTATCTGCTACTAATACTAACACACAATTAGCAACAAGCACAGTTCAAGGAATTGTAGGTGCTATGTTTAGTGGAAACACTGAAACAGGAATAGATGCAGTATATCAAAGCAGTGATGGGACTATTGATTTGACATTAACTACAACAGATGTTGATGTAAGTGTAAGCAATTTAGAAACTAGACTTGCTCAGATAAACACTGCTACCACTATTGGTAATGGTGTTGCGTTAACAACAGGCGGGGATTTAACAGTTACAGGAGACTTAACTGTAAGCGGTGCTACAACTACTCTTAACGTTGCTAACCTAGCCGTAGAAGATAACACAGTAATTCTGAATAAGAATCAAACAGGCAATTCTACAACAGATGCAGGTATAGAAGTCGAAAGAGGAAACTATGCTAATGTACAACTAAAATGGAATGAAACATCTGACAGATGGACTTTCACTAATGATGGTAGTAATTACTTTAACATACCTGTCACATCTGAATTGGCTAATCCATATACTCATCCTACTTATTCTACAACTAACATAAACACTAGTGGGGCAGTAATAGTAGATAGTATTACTACAAACAACACAGGACATATTACGGCAATGGGAACTAGAACTTTATCTCTAGCAGATTTAGGATATACTGGTTCTACTGATGCTAATACATATGTTCATCCTAACCATAGTGGAGATGTAACATCTAGTGCAGACGGGGCTACTACAATAGGAGCAAATAAAGTCACTACTGCTAAAATAAATAACAGTGCAGTAACGACATCAAAGATTGCTGATAATGCGATTACCAATGTTAAAGTAGATTCTAATGCGGCTATTGCTCAGAGTAAAATTGATGGTTTAGTATCTGCTCTTAGTGGTAAAGAACCCTCTCTTACAATTAGTGATGGTCTTGATAGAACTGGTGCTACCTTAAAGTTAGATATAGATGGATTGTCTAATGAAAATGGCATTGACAGAACTGCTGATTTCGTTGCTTTCCACGATAATACTGTTGGATTGAAAAAGGTAAACCTAGCAAATATATTTAGTAAACTAACTGCTAGTGATATTCCTAGTTTAAGTGGAGCATATAGAGCAGTTGGGACACAATTAGTAAATGCAGATATAAGTAACGGGGCTAATATTAGTGCAGATAAGATTGCATCAGGGACTACTAATAAAGTATTTACAAGTACTCTAGAATCAAAACTTTCAGGTATTGAAGCAGGGGCGGAAGTGAATGTTAATGCAGATTGGAACTCAGGTAGTGGAGATTCACAAATATTAAACAAACCAACAATACCAAGTGGTAATCAGATAATTGATTGGACTGCTAATGGAGCAGGTACTATTCATGCTTCTAATTATACAAACACAACATACACAGTAGGTGATGGTGGCTTATCACAAAAGAACTTTACAACTGCTCTTTATGATAAGTTAGTTGGTGTAGCCTCTAATGCTAACAACTTTTCTCTAACCACAGGTTCAGTTACTAATGCTCATCTTGCAGGTAGTATTGCTAACTCTAAGTTAGATGATATAGCACAAAGTAAAGTTACTGGGTTAACAACTGCTCTTAACTCAAAGGTAGAGAACTTAAGTGACTTGAGTATTACTGCTTCTGCTGCTGAACTAAACATATTAGATGGTGTAAGCGGTGTAAGTTCTACTGAGATAGGACACTTAGATGGTGTTACTTCTTCTATACAAACTCAATTAGACTCTAAACTTAGTTCGCTTGCATTAGCAGGATTAACAGACGTAAGTTCTTTTGATTCAAGCATAACTAGTGGTGCTTCAGGTAGTGGAATACCTAGTACATTAGCAGTAAAAACATATGTTGATGGTAAGGCTACTGTTGATACTACTTATTCAATAGTAACAGAAAACGGTTTAGATGCTAATGGAGATAATGACCCTGCGGTTAAAACTATTAGACTAAGGGATAACACTAGTGGCTCAGGTAGTGTATTCCATTTAGCAATGGGAACAGGGCTTGCAATTTCAAGAAACTCAGAAAGTAATACTCTCACACTTACTAACACGCACAGTAATACTAGTACAGTTAGTAAAGCAACACTTACTCCTGTTCTTGCTAGTTATAATGGAACAGAAACTCTGAACATAGGAGATACAGATAATGATACTACTGTAAATATTCGTGGTAATCTAAATGTCTTGGGAACAACGACAACTGTAAACCAAACTCAAGTTAATGTACAGAATGCATTTGTCTTTGAAGGTGCTGTTGATAACAACTTTGAAACTACGCTATCTATTGCAGAACCAACTGCTGATAGAACAATAACTCTTCCTGATATAACAGGTACTCTGATTACATCGGCAGATACTGGAACTATCTCTAATGGTATGATAGCATCAACTGCTATAACTAGTGCAAAGATTGGTACTAATGCAGTCTTAACAAGTAAGATTAATGCAAGTGCTGTAACCACTGCTAAGTTAGCAAGTAATGCAGTTACTAATGCTAAACTTGCTGATGATGCAGTACAAACAGATAGTATTGCCGATGGAGCAGTTACAGTTGGTAAGATAACAGGGCTTACTAATTTAGGTAGTGGAATAGTAATAAGTTCAGAAGAGAGGACTAAACTATCAGGTATTGAAGCGTCAGCAGATGTAACAGATGTAACTAATGTTACGGCGGCAGGGGCTGTAATGGATGGAGACTTTACTAGTAACGGATTCATGAAAAGAACAGGAGCAGGAAGTTACACTGTTGACAACAGTAATTATCTAACTTCACTATCTGTTACTGGACTTTCAGATATCAATGATTTTGATTTAGACTTAAGCAGTGTTAGTGCATCACACGATAGTTTAGCATCTGCTAAAGCAATTAAAGCATATGTTGATACTAGCGTTAGTGGGGCAGGTTCATTTAGTTCTTTTAATATTAAAGACGGTGTTGGAACTACTGTCAATGTTACAAATGGTAAGTTTGTTCAGTTTACACAAGGAACAGGTATTACTGCAACATGGACTGATACTAACAGTGGAGCATCAACTGACCCATTTGACCTCACATTAGTTAATACGGGAGTTCTTTCTAATGTAGCAGGTACAGGGATTGGAGTCAGTGGTGCTACTGGTAATGTAACTATTACTAATACAGACTTAGGTTCTGCACAAAATATATTCAAAACAATAGCAGTTAGTGGACAAGATAACATTGTTGCAGATTCAAATACTGATACATTGACACTAGTCGGTGGTGCTAATGTAAATATAACTACAACAGCAGGTTCGGATACAATTACCATTACTTCTACTGATACAGATACTCATCTAACCCAAGAAGAAGTTGAAGATTACGTTGGTGGGTTAATTACAGCAGGTAGTAATATAACTGTACAATATACAGATAATGCAGGTAGTGCAGGTTCACTAAGTATTGCAGGAACAGCAAACGATGATGTATCAATTGATAATTTAAAATCTAAACTAAACTCTGATTTTGGTGGAGATTTCACACTAGGTAGTCAGGCTGACGATACACTAACAGTAAGTGGTTCTCTTACAGTTGGCGCAGATTTAATTGTTAGTGGAGATACTATAACAATGAACACTTCTACCTTAACAGTAGAAGACCCTTTAATTGCTTTAGGAAGTAATAATGCAGCAGATGCAGTTGACTTAGGTTTCTATGGTAAATACGTTGATGGTAGTACTATCAAATATACGGGGTTGTTTAGAGATACATCAGATAGTAACAAATGGAAGTTATTTACTGATACAGGTAATACCCATGCCGCCCCTACTACTACAATTAATACAACAAGTGGTTTTACTTTAGGTACATTAGTTGCTTCTACATTCGAGGGAGGATTAGTTGGTAATGCAACTACTGCAAGTACTTTAGCAACTGCTAGAACAATAGCAGGAGTTTCGTTTAACGGTTCAGCCGACATTGACATACCAATAAACAACTTAACAGGAACATTAACTGCGGCAAATGGTGGTACTGGGTTAACATCCATTTCTACATTATTAAATAGTAATGTATCATTAGCAGTTGCAGACTTATCTGATATTGCTTCACTTGATACTGATATAAGTTCAGTTAGTGGTAGTGATGATACCCTTGCTTCTGCTAAGGCTATCAAAACCTATGTTGATGCTCAGTTTGCAGGAGCAGGTTCAGGTGATATGACTGGTGTTGATATTACAGCAGGAGATGCAATAACAATATCCCAAAGTAATACAACAGCAGGAAATTACACTGCTACAATAAGCGTATCAGGATTAGGTGTTGCACAATTAGCAGGAAGTGCATTACAAATAAGTTCTGAATCATTCAATAATAATGATACAAGTCTTATGACTTCTGCCGCTATTGAAGATAAGATTCTGTCTTATGGATATGGTGTAGGAACAGGTGATGGAGATATTACTAGTGTAGTCGCCGGAGTAGGTTTGAGTGGAGGAGCAACTACTGGTGACGCTACACTTAACCTTGACTTTTCTGAACTAACAGATATGACAGGAGACATAGCAGGAACTACTGAGTTTATCATACAAGATGGAACTACTGAATCTAGAAAGGCGGCTTCAGAGATTAAACTGTCTTACTTCAATAATGATTCTAATTGGAATAACTATGTTCATCCAACAGGAGCAGGGAATAACCATATTCCAACAGGTGGTTCAGCAGGACAATTCCTAAAGTACAGTTCTTCGGGTACTGCTTCTTGGGCTACACCATCCTATACAACAGAAGAACAAATAGAAGATTTCATTGCGGCAATGATTACTGCGGGAACAAATATAACTAGCACATATGATGATGCAGCAGGAACTCTAACATTATCTTCGACTGATACTAATACTCAACTATCTGATGCTCAAGTAATTGCTAAAACTTTAACAGGTTTAAGCACAGCAACAGGTGGAGCAGTTGCTTCATCTGATTCTATACTAGTAGCGTTTGGTAAGTTAGAAAAGAGAGTAGCACTAAACGATGCTAAAACAACTAACTCTGATACTACTTACAGTGAAGCAACAAGTACAGACTTAGGTCTAGTTAAAATTGGCTATACTGAATCGGGTAAGAATTATCCTGTTGAACTATCATCAGGTCAAATGTTCGTTAACGTTCCTTGGACTGATACTAACACTAATCTAAACCTATTAAACGATGGTACTTTATCTGCTAATAGTGCTACTTCTGCGGCTAGTCAACAGTCAATTAAAACATATGTTGATACTTCAGTTGCTAATTTAGTTGCTTCTGCTCCTTCTGCTTTAGATACTCTAAATGAATTAGCAGTTGCTTTACAGTCTAACGATTCAGATATTACTGGTATTACTACTGCTTTAGGTAACAGACTAAGAATTGATGTTAACAACCAAGGTTTATCTTCTACCCAACAAGGATATGCATTAGATAACTTAGGTATTACTGCATCATTAACAGAATTAAACATACTTGATGGTGGGTTATCTGCTTCTGATATACCAAACCTCAATGCTAGTAAGATAAACGATGGAGTGTTTGCTAGTGCAAGAATACCTACATTAAACCAAAATACAACAGGAACTGCGGCAGGACTTTCATCAACATTAGCAATATCAAGTGGAGGTACAGGAGCAACTTCTGCACCAATGATTGGAGTAGTTACTGC